ACCCTGAAAAACTAGATGAAATTTTAGAACAAGGATATCAAACCAAAGCAAGTGTATACAGCAACGCAAGAAATTGTATTACACATCCTGGAGAATTTTACTTGGTTCCTTATGGACAACGTGGTCGTAGTCTCAGTGTTGCTACATGGCTTGCATGTTTTGATGGACACAAAGAAGTTTTTCTTCTTGGATCTGAAGGACAAAAAGACAATGGTGAGTATGATCAACAGTTGATAAATGAAATGGATAATATCATGAAAGAATATGCTACTGTAAGTTTTATTTGTGTAAGTGATAATATCAAACCAAACGATCAGTGGCGGAAAAATTTAAACTTTGAATCTTGGAACTATGCCAAGTTTGTTTCTGTTTGTGATATTTGAAACTGCTTTATACCATCAATTTTATCTAATATCTCTTTGAAGTTTATTGTTGTCCATAGACCAGGATGTAATGGTTTAGGCCACACACCTGATTTTATCCAACTGTATCCATAGTGTTCGTTGTTTAGTATAGGAACAAATTCGTTTTCAACTAAACAAAAAAATGTGTGATATGAAAATCTATTGTCTATACTAGTAAACTTTTCGATAGGAACAAGTTTAATGGCCTCTGGCCATATACCAATTTCTTCTGTACATTCTCGAGTCAGAGCTTCTTGTAAATTTTCACCTGCGTCAACTTTACCTCCAGGCAATCCCCAACAACCAGGATTTTTTAAATCGTTGCGTAATAGATACAAGTATCTGTCTGTAGCAACACTGTAAAACCAAACGCCTACTGCATCGATCAAAGTACTATACTCCATTCACCTTCTGGATACAACCCTTCATAACTTTTTAACCACTGATTATCTGCCCATCTGTATTGTACACTTGTGGTTAAGTTTGTTACGTATTGTACTATGCCAGAAGCATTGTCGCTGGCATTAAAAACAACATTCCATTTGGTTCCATCATATTCTACTATATCGTTTGTATTTGCAATTAACGGAGTTCCGTTCTCACCTCTCCATGCTTCTGCACTTCCTGGATTTTCAGTACTGCTACTGCCTGTTGAATTTGTTATAAACAAACTTTGTCCGGTTGCCGCTGCTGGTAAACCAGCTGTTGTTCCTGGACCTTTTGATTGAGGATTTACAATTGCATTTATAGGATCAAGTGTGTTTTGTGGAAGTGTGTCAGTATCAACTGTGAATAACAAAAATCTATCATCACTAGGATCGTATGCAACAGTACCAACTATAATACTATCATCATAAGGATTATCTAATCTAATCTGACTGATACCGGCACGTAAACTGCCATAGAGATCAACCACAGTGTGCCACAATAGGTTACTAGGAGGAGCAGTTGGAATTTGCACACCTGAATTATTTGTGACCACTGCTTTTTGCTCAAGAACTTGTAGTTTATTGCCGAGTAGTAATGTCTGATAGTTATAAGGTGTAAACTTGGCTCTAGTACCCATTAACAAATCGCTATTGTATATTGCTTCTTTGATGTCACCACCACTATCAAACACACTGCTGATAACTTTTTCGACCACTCCGAGTTTCTTAACCTTTGCTGGTGGTGAAATATAAATTGGCATAACAAACCTTAGTGTAGCAATGTCAATCGGATCATCTGTGCCCATTGGAATATTACGTGAACTCCATGTTACCTGTTCTAGGTACATAACACTTAAACTGGTCCAGTCAATAAAGTTATCAGTGCTTTGTATTTCTAATCCAGGATTGAACAAGGTTAATATTTGTTCTAATATTTGTAATTTCTGATTAGTGTTACTAGTCCATATGTCAACATTTATCTCAAGATCATAAGGAACTGGCATAAGTTTTTCAATTGTAAATGCAGTGCCTTGAGTTGTTTCATATGATTCGCTTTCAGTATTCCACTCTCGTTGTCTAACGTTTTGTCTTTCTACAAAATAAGGCTCTTGTACTCTATCTCTTGCATAGTTTAAATTAGTTACGTGAAAAGTCATCAATGGTGTACTAGGCAATGCATTTGCACTATTCTGTTGTATGATAGTCTGTGCTTGACGTGTAGCATCGCCGTATCTCACAGGTACACGATAAAGTGCAGCCTTTTGTGGATTGTCTTTTTCGTACCCATACTCTACTTGGAAGTTTGAAAACACTCTAGTAACCTGTAGGAGAAATCGACGTATCTGTTCGTCATAAAAAAATTGTTCCATTAATTATCAGCCTGCGGTTTCAACAACTTGCTAAGTGATTGACGCTCTGGTATTTTACCACGATCTTCGGTGTTAGTTTCATTTGTGTTGTTTACAAAACTACTACGCTGTGTCTGCGATTGGACGGGTTTGTCGTAGCCTGTAACTGCTTTTGTTATATCACCTGGTGTCAAATTGGTCCTCACATCGTCTTCGTACTTAACCCATCTTGCACCGTTGTAGCGAAAAAGTCTATTAGGGTAATAGTCAAGCCTAAGTGAAAAATCTCCATCTTGTGGGTTGCTTGGAAATTGAATACCCGGAATAACCGGTAATCCATTTGGAGCAAGTCCATCACCAGTTAGATATCCTAGTGTATATCCATTTGCTCTAGGCGATACTGGTTGTCCATCAACATTAACGTTGGTTGTATCAACAGTAATACCTGTATTGTCTACTGTGTAACTGTTGGGATCTGCTGGTGATCCATCTTCATTGGTTGGTACAATATAAAACTTAACAGTGTCATATCCACTATAAGGAACTTCAAATTCAGCTTGTGTAAGAATAGCATCATTGATCTCTCTATCCTTAACAACAGTTCCAAATGTCTCCATTTCAGTTTTAGGTGCAAATTCTTGCCAGTGTGCAGTGCTGGTAATCTCAACGCCAGGATCAACATCGGCTATTGCTTTGTAATAAGTATCTCCACTGAGAACAATACTTCCACTTGGATAGTAGTTTCCGTTATCCCAAATGTTTTCAACTTCAAAAGGTTTGTCAATTATATCATTGTATTCTTGAGCACTTACAAGTGGTGTGGCTTTAACACGCCATAGATGTGGTAACCAAGTTTGTGAAAATCCTTCACTGGCAAATGCCGCATCTTGTATTACATAGTATTTAGGTATAGCTCTAGCGATACCGCTATCAAGAGGGTTAAAATCTTTAAGGTTTGGTAATTCAAGTACGTCTCCACTCATGAGTTTACGACCAATTGTGTCTATCATAAAGTTGTAGTGAAATGTAATAAACAATGTGTCGTTGTTTAGGAACAATCCAAATTGACTTAGATCAAAATCAATGTCTTGTGCATTGTAAACGCCACGCATCTGATACACATCGTCATCATACTTTCTGTTTCTATTTTCTAACAAAAACAAATCTTCAATAAACAATGGGTTCTCACTGTTATAAGCAGGCTGTGTGGCATCTTGTGTGCCTCCGCTTACACTTGAGCTATCATCTCCGTGTATTTGTGGTCCAAGATATTTGTGAACAAACATATCAACACCGCCAACCTGATACATTTCCATAACAGTGCGGTCAATAAACTTGTAATCGTTTTGTCGATTTGGGCGATATAAACTTAGTCTAGGCATACAGTAATCCTTCTTACTGTATTTATGGCTTACTGAGATACCTTAACTGGTTCGTTGCCGGTGATAGAGGTCATCTTTTTACAAATGCCACTGACGTCTTCTAATGTTAAAAAGCCCTTGACAGTATCACCCGGCTCGGTAACTCCAGGAAGTTCAACACCACCTGTTGAATCACTTACCATTATTTCAAATAAACCTTTATTACCACCGTAACTGCCTGCGTGCTGGACAATACTTAACTCATACTTCTTAAAGTCAAGCACAAGTTGTATGCCTTTGAGATACGGGTTTGTATCAAATTGTAAGCCTAATAAAGTTTGTTTCATTTGGTACCTTCTAAATCAATTTTCATTTTTTCCAATCGTTTTATCATTTTATGCATATGATCGAGCATTTGATCTGCGGCACTCTGATCCTGTATACCTGCAGGAATACACACTGCTTCAACTTCAATTTGGTTAAGTGCATCAGCAGCAATTTGACAGGTTGCCTTATTTGCATATGTCATTGGTTGAGCTAACATCATCGATATAAGAATAAATTTCATTTACTTCTCCTCATTTATTTTACTATTCATTTTACGCAATAGATACAAAGCATTCTGACTCCAAAAGTCTTTGCCCCATGTACCTTCTTCGAAACTGTCAGCAGCATGCCAACAGTTGTCTATACGTCTTTCGTATAGTTGAAATTGTTTATTATCCATATTTAAGATCCGTCATTTCATTACTGTAGTCTTCTACAAAATTATAGATAGTTTTCACAAGTGTTATACT